AACTTAGAGCGGACTTTGCAAAACTAGTACCTGCTGAAGATCTTGATGAAGTTTTAAATTTAGTAAAAATAAATTTTAAACCCAAACCTAAAGGAGCATATGGGGGATACGGTGTGATAGAAAAAGATGGTGTAGTTGGCGTGCAATATAAAAAAGGACAACGTGTAGATAAATTTGTGCCTCTTACAGATTTACAATTAACAATGAGAGGACCTAATACGAAAAGAGCAGGTGAATTTGAATTTAACATCTTAGAAGATAAAAGAGTACCACGAAATGCTGAAACAATGAAAAACTCTTTAGAGGCAGCTAACATTGCAAACAAAGAAGCACAACTGGCGGCAAGGGCAGAAGAAGCAAAAACCATAATGAAAGTTTTTTTAGATAATAAAGATTTACCAATGCGATCTAAGGTAGGTGATAGTCTTTTTACAAAGGTCAATGAAGCAATAGATCCGTCTACAAGGATATACAGACCAGATAAAAAAGTCAGCATTAAATACATAACTGAAATTCTTGATGAATATGGTGTGAGACCAATACAGAAAAAAGCACCAGATGCTGAAACAAAAAGAGATCTTATAGCAGGAGTAACAAAACTAACTGGGGCAGATCCTATTGTTGATCCGTTAGTAAGATCTTTCAATCCTAAAGAATTTGAATCATTAGCAAGAGTGGAGGAATTTTTTAAATCACAAAACATAAATATGAAAAATATTAAAAGACCTCTTGATGAACCTCGTTTGTTTAATGCGATTGAAAGCAATAGAGTTGCACTACAAGACTCTTTGAAAGCAAATAAATTTATACAACAAGCACTGAAAGAAAGAGGTGAAACTAGACCTCTTACTTTTAATAAATCACATTTGGACAGGTCTATTAAACCAGTGACCGATGCTGATCAATTTAGAGGATTAGATCCCACTGATGTAAAAATTTTAGGAGAGACCGTAAATAATTTTTTACAAAATGATTTAGAAATTGTGTTGCTTCAAAAAATACAAAGTAAAGATGTTGCAGGCACAAAAAGAATTATTAAAGACATGAAAAACTTTGGGATTGGAACAAGACTTAATGACCCAAAAAGACCAGGTCTAACAAAAGAGGATTACCAGTGGATTGATAAAAATATTAATACAGTAAAAATACCAACAATATCTGTTGGAGTTGGTAGACCTTTTAAAAATTATGATGCTGTACTATTTGGAACAGCTGATCAGCCAAATGTAAAACAGCTTGTTGAGAATGAACTTGCAGCTAGAGATTATTATAAAAATAAAGTAAACTTTGAAGCTGATTTTCCTGGAGAATCATATTTACAATTTTTTGCAGGAGGAGGATACGTAGGAAACATGAAACCAGTAAATTTAAATGTCGGCGGTTTTTTAAAAGGATTGTTTGGTAAAACGCCAGCTTATAGACAAGAGGGGTTAGGAGTTAGCGATTTATTTGGTCCAACAAGAAAACAAAAAGAAATACTTGAACAGTTATATCCAGGAACATCTTTTCCTAAAACATATCCTGGTGAAGTATTTTATTCTAATTTGGATTTAGCATTAAGCAAAAGGGGTGCACCAGAATCATTTACAAATGAAACTCAATTTAGAGATTATATGAATCAATCAGGTGTTGGAACAGATGAATTGGATGATGCAAAAATAATACCCTATATTAGATCAAAGTCTGAGACTGGAGAGCCAATTTTTTCACAAGACCTTAGACGTATTGCCGATCAATCACCCATACGTGGTGTTTTTATGGATGCTTATGGTTTTAGATCAGATAAGGTAAATGTAGCTAATAAAACTATTTTAGATCCTGATACAAGAGTAAGAACTGAAGTAGAGGGAGAACCTGTTTTCAAACAAGTCGCTTATCCTAATACTGGGCTTACAGGTGGATATCTACCCAATAGTTATAGGGAGAGAGTTTTTAGAATTAAAAAAAGCAGTCTTAGAGGAGATCCTGGAAATGTACCAGGTGGAAGAGAAAATCATACATTTGGCGGTAATAGCGATACGCAGGATAATTATACTTTATTTTGGACAAGACAAACCGATAGACCTGCTTTTATAATTCCTGGCGAAGCCGTAAATAAAAAATCAGGACAAATAGAAACTCCAAAAGCAATTGCTGATCAAACAAAATTAAATGAAATAGAAACTAAAATACAAAGACTATTTGCTGATCCAATAGCAAATTTACAGCCAGACGACATGGAAGGTGTTACAGCCGCCGTGAGTAGACTCGTTGATTCTTCTGCTGGAAGATTAACATCAGGAAAAGCTTTTAATGTTGTAATGGGTCAGATAGATGCAAAACAAAAACAAATTAAAAGATTACAGAACGAGTACAACGCTGAAAAAAGTAGAATAGACTCGTTTACAGCTCCTTCAAGAAAAGAAATAATAACGACCACAATAGACGAATTACAATCAGATATACTTCAAAATCTTAGAACCAAATCAAGAAATATAGCTGGTAAATTAAAAATCATGGCTGATAGAGGAATGTCTCTCGACAGCATGAATGATAAAGAGCTTCTGCAGTATTTTCAAAAAACAGGCGGCGTCGTTAGACCTTTAGGAAAAACAAAAGAAGAATTGATGGATCAGTATAATGCTTTGATGGATATAAATAGGCAATTAGAATCTTCATCTAAAAAATTTGCTTTTGGAATAAATGAATCTGATCTTAACTACTACAATTCTGTAAAAGATGAACAAAGAAAAATTATGGATGCTATGGTAAACAATATTTCTAAAGACCTAATGCGAGATCTTTATCCTGATGTTCCTTTTAAAGACAGAGTGCAATTTGCGGATGCTGCAACAAAACAAGCAATTGCAGAAGCAGCACACAGATTGTTTGTGGAAAAAGACCCTAGCGCTCCTACACATTTTTCTTATATGTCTGGATCTCAAATAAAAGGTAATTATTCACAAGAGGGTGGAGCGGCAACGTCAGCTAAATTAAGATCAGAAGAACTTGCAGCAAGACAAAAAAGATTTGAAGATGCGGTAGCAGGCGGAGATCAACGTGCTTCGTTACCTGAATCACAATACAGAGGTATAGGCACTGAAGAATTTTACGGAGGACCTGATGTTGTCAATGAACAAGGAGGTCACTTTACAGGGGTTATGGAAAACATTTTCAAAAAGATTGCGAATGAGTATGGTTCTAAAATTGAAATTGCTAACGTAGCTACCAGAGAACCTAGAACTAGAGATGTGTTTAATATCATAGATCAAGACACTGGAGTTGTTATGGGGAGTGGTGATACTTACAGACAAGCTGAAAATATTGCAAATGATCTTGTTGATAGTGATGGTGGAAGATATAGGATTGCCACCGAAACAGAAAAGGTCTATGATAGCAGGCCAGTTTTTACTATGGAAATTACACCACAAATGCTACAATTGTTCAAAGCATATAAATAAGGAGATTTATGGCAGTAGAAAAACCAATTAAAACAGAAGAAGCAATAGAGAGATCAACTCCCATAGATATTGAAATAGGCATGGAGCAAGACCCAAACGTACAAATGATGGAGGATGGCTCTGCAGTAATAGGAGATGTGCCTGAACAGCCTCAAATGGACTTTGGTTCTAATCTTGCAGAATACATGTCTGAAGATGATTTAATGAGTATTTCAAATGAATTAATTGGTAAATTTGACGATGATAAAAATTCAAGAAAAGATTGGGAAGAAACATACACAAAAGGACTAGATTTATTAGGCTTTAAATATGAAGAAAGATCTCAACCATTTCAAGGTGCTAGTGGGGTTACACATCCCGTTCTAGCTGAATCAGTTACACAGTTTCAAGCTCAAGCTTATAGAGAATTATTACCAGCAGGTGGACCAGTAAGGGCACAGATAGTTGGTAAAGAAGATTTACTTAAACAGCAGCAGGCAGAACGTGTTTCTGAATTTATGAATTATCAAATTATGCACGTCATGGAAGAATATGATCCAGAGTTAGATCAAATGCTCTTTCATTTACCTCTAGCAGGATCAGCTTTCAAAAAAGTTTATTTTGATACTAATATTGGCAGAGCTGTTTCTAAATTTGTACCAGCTGATGATCTAGTCGTGCCTTATAACGCAACAGATCTTCAATCTTCAGAAAGAGTTACACATGTAATTCGTCGGTCTGATAATGAAATAAAAAAAATGGTTGTATCTGGTTTCTATAGAGATGTAGAATTACAAATATCTCCAGAGGACGACAGAGTTTTAGATAAAGAAAGAGATATATCTGGCATATCAAAAACAGACTACCAAAATGACAGTTACACTCTATTAGAAGTACACTGTGATTTAGATCTACCAGGTTTTGAAGAAGATAACGGAGTTAAACTTCCTTACATAGTCACAGTTGATGAAGGATCATCAAAAGTTTTATCCATATATAGAAATTATAGACAAAATGATCCGTTGTTTAGAAAAGATCAATATTTTGTTCACTTTAAATTTTTACCAGGTTTAGGTTTTTATGGCTTTGGTTTAGTTCACATGCTTGGTGGTTTATCAAGAACTGCGACTGCTGCTCTAAGGCAATTAATTGATGCAGGCACACTATCAAATTTACCAGCAGGTTTTAAAGCTAGAGGTCTTCGTATTCGTGATGATGATAATCCTTTACAACCAGGTGAATTTAGAGATGTGGATGCACCTAGTGGAGATCTTCGTGCAGGTCTATTACCATTACCTTACAAAGAGCCTAGTCAAACTTTATATGCACTTTTAGGTTTTGTTGTACAGACAGCAACAAGGTTTGCAACAGTGGCTGATCAAAAAGTTGGTGAAAATTTAGGTTCTAATGCACCAGTTGGAACAACCATGGCTTTAATGGAACGTGGAACAAAAGTCATGTCAGCAATACACAAAAGATTACACTACGGACAAAAAATAGAATTTCAATTATTAGCACAAATATTTGCAGAGTATCTCCCTACTATGTATCCATACGAAGTAGAAGGTGGTCCTTCACAAATTAAACAGCAAGATTTTGACGGCAGAGTAGATATTTTACCTGTGTCTGATCCAAATATTTTTTCAGTTGCACAAAGAGTTGTTCTTGCACAAACACAATTGCAATTAGCTCAAAGTAATCCTAAATCACATAATATTTATGAGGCATATAGAAGAATGTACACAGCACTTGGTGTTACAGATATCCAATCTATTTTGCCAGTTCCTCCACGACCAGCTCCAATGGACCCTGGTATGGAGAATGCAGGTTCTTTAAAAGGTATGCAACTAAAAGCATTTCCACAACAAAACCATGATGCACATATTAACGCTCACAGAGGGTTTATGTCTTCAGTTTTAGTTAAAAATAATCCAGTTGTGATGTCAATATTACAATCACATATTGCTGAACATGTTTCTTTGCAGGCAAGAGAGGCTGTACAACAGAAATTTATGGAACCGATGCAGCAATTACAGCAACAAATTCAAATGGCTCAATCACAAGAACAACAACAAGAGCTACAACAACAAATTCAAGCTATGCAAATGCAAATGGAAAACGATATTGCAGGTTTAATTAATGAAATGACAACTCAAATGATAGCTGAGGAGCAAGAATCAATGCAAGATTCACAGGAAGACCCTTTAATTAGATTAAAAGAACAAGAATTACAGCTGCGTGCAATGGAAATGCAGCGAAAAGACGGTGAAACAGACAAAAAATTGGACGTAGAACGTGAAAGAATAGCCTCAACTGACAAAATTGCTCAAGATCGCATAGATTCACAAGAAGATATCGCACAACTACGTGCAAATGTTAACCTATCTAAACAAAAAAATGCACGCTGAAGAAAAATTAGCAGATTATTTTGATAAATTGATGCTTATAGCAAAAAATACTAGTCAAAATTCCGAAGATAGTATACTTTTAGCTGGTGCAATGATGGCAGTGGCAAAAGTCATTTATCATGATCATTTGAAGCCTTCAGAAGCCAAAGATTTGGAAAATCATAATGGTTATGATCTTCTTGAATTAATAAAACCGACGATACACTGATATGAACGATAAAACACCAAAAAGATCTTTACTTTCTATACTCACACCTAAAGTGCCAACAGGAGCACAACAACAACAAAAACCACAAATGAAAAGAATGCCACGTGAAATAGCTGATGGAAGATCTTTAGCTGCTAGTAATGCTGTTGGTGAATTTTCTAAGATTATAAAACAAATGAAAGCTCGAATGATGGCTGGAAAAGGTAATCCAGCTGGAAAAGATTTAAGTTTAAGCGGTATAAGAAAAGAGCAAATAGATAAACTAAAACAATTATTGGAAGAAAAAAAAGCTGCCCCAACACCTAAAACAGTTCAACCTGCAAAAAAAGGTGGCTTGATGAAAGCTAAAAAGAAAAAAGCAAAGAAATCTAAAACAGCTGGTAGACTAGCGAAACGTGGATATGGAGCAGCGAGGAAGTAATGAGTAAAATTAAAAGATTAGCACAACTTGCAGATGACTATGGTTTTAAATTAACTAATAAAGATATTCAATCAGGCACAATTAGCACAATTAATCCTCAAAAAAGAGCAGCTCAAAAATTTGTATCTTTACAAACTAAAATTGCAAATGCTCCTACAATTAAAAAAAATGCTATGGGTGGACTGCAGGAAGCAACTGCAAAGCTTAAAGCACAAGGTTTGAAAAAAGGTGGATCACCAAAGAAAAATAAAAAGTTTCCTGATCTTAGCGGAGATGGTAAAGTCACAATGAAAGATATTCTTATGGCACGTGGTGTGATTAAAAAGAAAAAAACTAAAAAGAAGGGCAAAAAGAAATGAACTTTAAGAAAACAAAAGTAACAGTGGTAAAGCAAAAAAACCCTTTTCCAAACTTACAAGTGTCTTCTGATGCTGCAATTGTCTACTCACCTTATGTTGTAAAACAAAACAAAGGTAGTGGTCCAAAAGGGCAGACTAGAGTATGAAGGACTGGATTAAAGCTGCAATTGTAGCAATAATCGTTATCATAATTATAGGAGCAATATAGAATTTCATGTGGCAACTATTAGCTAAACCTTTACTTGGCGTCGTCGCTGATGGCGTCAAGGGTTTTGTAGAAACGAAGAAAGCAAAACAAGAATTAAAATTAACAGAAATAAAAGCAACTCAGAAACTTAAAGAAGATCAAATTGCAGGAAAAGTTGCATGGGAGCAAAGTGCTGTTGATCAAATGAAAGGGTCGTGGAAAGATGAGGTAAGTTTAATTGTGCTACTTCTTCCAGCAGTTTTAGTATTCACGCCTTTTCAAGAACATATACACCAAGGGTTTATAGCTTTGCAGGATTTGCCGTCGTATTATCACAATCTTTTATATATTGCGATTTCTGCAAGTTTTGGGATTAAGGCTGGTTCAAGTGCAATAGGAATGTTTAAGAAGAAATGAAGAAAGCACAAAAGAAAAAAGTAAAAAAAGTAATTAAAGGTTTAAAAAAAGCATCAAAGTTACATGCTGGTCAAGCAAAAACTTTGCAGGGTGTGATAAAGAAAAGGTATAAAATATCATGAGTTATGAAGAATTAGCAGCGTCAGTTAAATTAAGTGAAGGTTTTAGAAACAAAGTATATAAAGATACCGAAGGATTCCGTACAATTGGATGGGGTCATAAAGTTGTCCACACAGATGACATTATTGACGGTAAAGAATACTCAGAAGAAGAATTACAAAGCATATTTGATAAAGACCTCAAGTTCGCAATAGATAATGCAGAAGCTTTGATAAGCGAAAATGATGTTGGTGAATTACCAGAAACAGTGAAACATGTTTTAACGGAAATGTGTTTTCAACTTGGCAAATCAGGCGTTGCTAAGTTTAAGAATATGTGGAAATGCCTGCAGGAAGGCAATTTTATAGGTGCAAGTTATGAGATGTTAGATTCTAAATGGAATAAACAAACTCCAAATCGTTGCAAAAAATTGTCTGACCTCATGAAATCATGCGGCTAGAAAACTTTTTCACAGCATATAAAAAAGATTTAATTGCTAGACAAGAGCAAGTAAAAGAGTCTATATTAAGTG